CCCCGTGAGGGGAGACGCTCGTGTGCGAACACATGTTTACTTAGCAGCATGCTTCAAGAAACCCCTGTGGCGAAAGTCACCAACGGGGGGCATGTCGCCGGGTTCAAAGATCGGACTAGCTATCCGGTCTCCCGCCTACTCGTGATTTATAATACATAAATTTTCACGTAAGTGGAGGAGAGGAAAACATCAGCACATCCTGATCAGGTGTGTTAGCCGGTTATGGGGCCCTTCCAAGGGCCCGCATAACATACGAGGTTCCCCTTTCGGGGGGGACAAACTTCAACAAGTGAAGCTGGAGGTCAATCATGTCATCCAAACGTGTCTACCAAATCGACGAGCACGATAACATACCTGAACACAAAAGTTCAGTCGCACCTGGGGTGCAAACCCCATGGTTTGAGGCAAAAACAATTGCTACAGGCGTCTATTCGCGCTTCGAAGACTGGAGATACGCATCCAACGGCACCCGCACGATTAATAACCGTGGGAATGCTGCCGTTCCGGATGGTTTGGAGACGATTGCTCGTTCGGGTGTTGAAACAGCCCACCACGCGCTTTTGACGCGCAATGGATATATTATCAATACCCCGTACCAACGGGTTACCCATAAACAATCAGGTAGCCCCGGCGGTGGTAGAACTATAGTGTATCCGGACAATACTTCTTTGGTCTTGACCTATTACGACGGTTCAATGACACTGGATTACGAGCAGGCTTACACCGTCAATGGTGTAAATCCCTTCTCCCATCCTAGTGCCGATGATTTATCATCACTAGTCGTATCGAAGGCCAAGTTGAGCGCCTTATCTAACATGGACAAAACTAAGTTCTCGATCCTTGAGGACTTAGCCGAGATTAAAAGTGCTATAGGCGGTTTATTGAAACCCGCTCAAAACACTATCCGGGCTGCGAGATCGCTGTCCGACCGTGCTAGTAAGTTCGAAAGAGTCAATGGTAAGATCATCTCCTATAAACGGAAAGGTGGTGTTATCATTAAATCCAAGATAACCGCAAAAGAGCTCGCCCATTTATTTGGTGCGGGTTACTTGGAGGTGAAGTTTGGATTGGCGCAGTTATTTTACACCGGTTTCACAATTGGAAACCTCATTGAGAGTAAAATGGTTAATTCTGCCGTGCATCGCGACACCCGTCGCTATGTTGCTAAAGGAAAGGCCTTAGACCTCTCAACCAAATCCGGTGTTGTACAACCTACAGCCGCAAACGGTTACCACCTGATGAATTATTATCAGGAACGGTCGTTTGAAGCGAGGGCCGGTATCCTCTATACTATCAAGAACGCAGCTCATTTTGACAACTTGAGCTGGCAGCTAGGATTAGGATACAAGGAAATCGTTCCTATTGCTTGGAACGTGATGCGGTTATCGTGGATGGTCGATCGAGTCGTAAATGTCACCGGAGCAATCCGTGCCGTTGAAAACTTCCTAGATCCGGACATAAACATTTTATCCGCTTGGGTACGACTTGATGAAAAAAGAGTCTATACTAGGCGGGTGTATGCCACTGCTCCGAGATCAGGTGAAAAGAGTCGATCTGTGAATGGGGACACGGCCACTGATGTTGATTGTGCGCACACGCGCACTCCCTGGGTTCCGACAATCGCGGATACCGTCCCGAAGATTGACCTCTCGGGAGCTGTTAATTCAGTGGGGAACGTCTTGGACATTGTAGCCTTGGCTGCGTCGCGATGTTCTGCGTTGCGTTCCAAGCTCAAAGTCTTAGGTGTCGACGATCTCGGTTTTGGTCACAAGCGTACCCCGTACGGGGAGCGTGTTAAACCAATTTCAGAGCGTGAATATAGGCAATTCGTTTACTCCGAAAGAGAAGCGTATGCCGACAAGATCGCCAGCAATTGGGCCAGACACCAATCGTTTTTATTATAACCTCTAGCATGTTGTGAAACATGCTCAACCAACTGGAGAAAAGCAATGCCTTTTGCAACTTCTACCATTAAATACGCTCCAACGTCGCTAGCTGTTACACCCACTGGCGGCACAACCTTTACGTTGTCCAACTTCCGTAGTGGAATGAACGGACTACAACAGCAGGACCCGAATGCGAACTTGTTCGTGTTCACTGAAGACACGGGGAACTTGGTTCACCGGTCTCAGGTCTCTGCTCAAGTGGTACGTCGTACTACACAGAAGGTGAGTGCAGACGGTGCGGTCAAGACGACCGCGGGTCAGCAAAGGCTGTCCTTTGTTCGACCGGCACAAAATGCTACCGATCTCGAATGGCGCAACCTCCACGCGTTGGTAACGACTACTACGGATCAGGCGAACCATACACTGGCACAAATGACTGCGTTTCAGCAGGAACTCGTGCAGTTGATTGGCTCTCAAGCCTTCCTGGACCTGATATCAAGAGATTGTATCAGTTAGTTTAACCTCCGACGGAGTTGTGATCATGAAACGAAACAAAGACCCCAAAAAGGCCCCAAAGCCTGCGGGCCCTTCTGCGTCTAAGCATAAGGGATCGTCCACTCATAAACAACAGAAAAGTAAAGGGAGCAAGGCTAAGCTCACGGAGCAAGCCAAGCCTGTCTTTAAGTTAACTGTCGATGAGATGTTCGAAAGAATAACATCGGCAATGTACCTGGACCTCGCACCGCATGCCTCTCCGGACTCCATGTATGAGAAGTATGCGCCAGAGGAAGCGTTATCGCTATTTTCGAGGCGTCAAATTGATGATTTTGCAAAACGATACATCCCACAAACGGCTAAGGAGAAGGAAATCAGACGGCATACGGACAAGGTTTTCGTCGGCAATGAAAAACGCCTACGTAGTCTTATCCCTGCTATTACTGACCGCCTTTCTTTGGCGCTTGAGCGGGACATGTGTTATACATCCTTCCCAACAATCAATCGTTGGGGGGAATCCGACCTTAAATGGAAGGACGTTCGTCAATTTAAGCATGTCACTGAGCCCTCCCTCGGTGGAATTCCATTGTACCGGATCCTGCGACGCGCCCGCGCAATAATCGCTGATGCCATGGGGGAACCCCCCAGCGTTGGTGATGTTTTGCAACGGATGCGTTTTGGGGACGGTACCACCTTAGGAGTGCCCTATGCTGACACCTCTGCCACTAGAAAGCTCCGGTTTCCGATCACGGCGACCGGGCGGGCTGCTGAGTGGTTCTCGCGGTATGCAACGAAAGATCCCTTGTTCGTTGACGCAGTCCAATCTGTCAATTTTCCGACGGATATTGGGCCGCCGCGAGTATTCCTTATATCTCCAGGTATAAAACGCAGCTTAGTTCCTAAAACTGCGAAGATCATGAGGGGCATCGCGCCCCCGTGTACCCTTAACAGTTGTGGCCAGCAAGCTATCGCGCATGAACAAACCGCGCGGCTGCGGGCCATCGGACTGGATATCGAGCAACTTGCCGCTATACATTGCAAAAAAGCAGAGTATGCTTCCGTAACGCGCAGCGATGCGACGTGGGATGGCACATCTGCGAGCGACAATTGGATCACACCAGTTGTTCAGTTCTTGTATGGTTTAGCTCCAGGTTGGTTTTGGTGGATGGACCTTTTCAGGGCCGACTTGACCTACATCCGTGGGTCTTGGGTTCGCCTGTCTACATTCACCCAAATGGGAGATGCTACATGTTTCCCCAACGAAACGACGCTCTTCTGGGCGTTGGCGGTAGCCACAGAACAAGAGTTTGATCCAGCGTCACGCGAATTAGAGGGTCCTAACCGGCTCTTATATTCGTCGTGCTCCGCCTATGGTGATGACGTCTTCCTACCGTCGCGCTCATGCAATATGTTCATGGAGGTTATGACTGCCCTCGGGCAAGTTACCAATGTTGAAAAAACACATTGGGAACCCCATGATCCATTTAGGGAGAGCTGCGGGTTTGACGCGTTTGCGGGAGTAGAAATACGACCGTACTCGCCGAGGACACCAGAACACGCAGAATCAATGCTTGGGCGCCAGGCATGGGTATACTCAGTTATGAACCAACTTTTTAAGAGGTGCATTCCGCACTTCGGAGTTGACTTTGTGCTGAACAGTAACATGCTGCGCGCTTTCGCTGATATTGCGCTGATTGAAGGATGGCGTATTGCAGTCATCCCGGATCACTTTCCTGCCGATGCCGGGCTCTGGTACATCGGTCACTCTCCGCTCGATGACGGTGGCAACACTTCGGTTGCGCTGCCCACCATCGGTTGCATTAACCAGGTGCTGTTCAAAATGAAAGTCGACCTCATCCCTGAGGGATACGACAAACACTTGCAACAACGCACTTTTTCCATCATCCGGTGGATGGTGAAGGCAACTGCGGATGAAATCGATGAGGTCCGTTTGTGGAACACAAAAACAAGGTACTCGGATTATGGTCCTTTGGAGTTCGGTGATTATACTTATACCGATACTGTTAGGTACCACTGGGTTCCCTTTGTACGCCCTTGGCGTACTGTAACTCGTGTTTGGGTCAGAAACGATCCAGATGTACGCCCTCGGCGTACTTCCACGTACGGGACGTTTTTCAATCTGTGGCGAAGTCTAAAGCCTACGATTGAACAATGTGACGCTACCCTCCAAGGTTGGTGGCGTAAATACTTTTTTGGTGGGTTAACCCCCTTTAATGATTGCGAGTTGAAAGGCTCTGTAATCGTTATTAAACCAGGACGGTATTGTCCGATTCCAGAAGGTGAGAGAGCGCGTTGCGCAAGTGACGAGCTTCTTCTCATCACCAGGAGGGAGTATAGAGAACGGCGACGTTCCTATCCTTCTTTCGATTGGTTACAAGCTTCGAAAAACATGCGATCCTATCTTAAAAGAGACTGGAGTGTATGCAAGTACAAGATTGTACCCGGCCCCGTAGCACCTCGCTACGTTTTAGACCGGCAAAAAGGTTACTACACTGCGTCCGTGGCAACGCACCTGTGAAGGTACGCCAGTTACGG